GACAGCCATAGCGGGCATCACAGCGTTCGCGTGCTGGTTGAAAGCGTTGGACATGGACTCGCCCAGCTGCTTACCCATAAGCGTGCCTGAGAGTCGCGCTGAGGCGGTATTGGGGCGCACCGGGGGCGCTTCCCCATCGAAGCCCTGACGCATCCCCAACTGCATCTGGTTGCCCATCATGTTTCCGGCAGCCATAGCAGCGGCAGCGCCCCGCGCATCAATACGCGGCAGGAAGGAGTGCAACTCCTTCTCAATGCCGCGCTTCATGGCCCGCCCAAGAACCTGGCCGTAAGGCCCAGCCGCAGCAGTGGCCTTGTTCATCCCCCGCTTGACAGCATCAGGAATCTCTGCGGTGTCAACAACAAGGCTGATGTATCCGGTCGCCAGTTCAACGCCTCTAGCCAACGCTGACACCTCCTTGTCTACCAGGCCGCGCCTTGCGTAATCTGCGCCGCGCTATCTCATTATCCAACGCTGAACGCTTATCGTCCGGCGGGATTTCCTCGCCCTTGACAGGTTTGTTCTCTTTCGGCCTCTCCACCGGCTTCGGCTTATCGCCCTTGCCGCCAGCACGCTGCCAGTTCGCGCCCTGCAATGTGAACAGGATCGCCGCCAGCAGATCAGTGTCAACATCCCACGCCCAGGACTTCGGGTTCCTCGCACGGAACACAGCAGACCCTGTATCGGAGTGTTCAATCAGCACTCTCAACTCATGCCAGCTTAACTCAGCGGACCCGATCTGCCTGCGGTGCAAACCCATCCGCAGCAAGTCAACTTCGACAGCCTCCCCATACTCAGACAGGAAGTCTAGGAGGCTGAAGATTCCCCCAGGCTGGTCGCCTCTGGATCGCCCTCTTCATCTTTCAGCTTCGTGCCAGACACTTCGGTCCAGTGGGTGACGATCTGCTCCAACTCGCCAGCAGTCAACCCGTTCAGAACCTTCTGGACCCGCGAATCCACCAGCGGCAGAAGCATTGCCAGGGCAGTGACCCTGGTGCGATCCATCGGAGTGCGCGGCTCAGGGCCTAGCAGCTGCTTCGGCTCACCATCCACCAGCACCGGCTTACCGTCAGCGCCTGTCTCCCACACCGGCTCATCGGTGACCGGATCGAACAGCGGGACCGGCTTGTCGATATCACGCAGACCATCACGCACAGCCTTAGCCTGCTTCTCCGACATGAAGTTCAGACGCGGGATGGTGAACTCCACCACCCCAGTCTTAGTCGGCAACTCAAACGGAACATGTGTCGCCACATCATCGGCGGTGACAACCCTGAACGCTTTCATCCTGTAGGACCGGACCTTTCACTACCAGAGGGAGGACCGGGCTGGCCCGCCCCGGCAAGGGCAGGCCCGGTCCAAGGGGTTGAACTCACCGGGGCGGGGTCAGACTCAGCTGTAGGACGTGTTGGGATCGTCCAGCAGAGTCCTGATGCCGGGGTTACCGGAACTGGGCTTGTACACGTCGATTGTGGCGGTGTACTTCCACAGCTTGTCATGCACCAGTTCGATATCTTCGATCTGGGTAATCTGACCCTCTTCGATGATGTTCATGCCGGTGCGCTCACCATCCACGAACCTCTGCACGAACACAGAACGCGGCAGTTCCTCTTCGGACCAGTCCAGCGTGATCTTCGCGCGGCCACTGCCAGTGTCCACGGTCACGTTGTCATCACCGAACATGGTCTTCAGCGTGTTCAGGTTCTGCTCGTAACAGGTGATCATCACGGTGGCATCGTAGGAATCCTGCGTGGTCTTCACCTTCTGACCACCGAACGCCTTGTGCTTCGTGGTGTCGCGCTTCACGCTGATCTTGAAGCCGTCGTCACCCATCCAACCGTGATCCTTGTACGTCGCAGGCAAACTCGCCAGCGCGTCAGTAGGGACCGCAGTACCCAACGGCGCACGGTAGAAAGCACCACCGTCCGCTGCGAGTGTCGCAGCCCAGATCTTCTTGCTGTCAGCCATCATGCCCTCCTAATAAGGCAGAGTTGGTTCACTTGTTTGTTGCCCGTTACGGGCTGCCACATCAGTTGGTGGAGACAAGAAGCCCCCCAAGGAACTGCCAACGATTGTGGCTAGCTAGGGACGGGTCAGGGAAGTCCACTGGGCCATCCCCAGCTTCATCCCATCCCCTTATGTACGCACCAGCGAACGGCTGTCCCTGGTACGGTGCAGCGCGCAGCAGCGCCCTGCAAGTGTTAGCGAGGTTCTCCGCTTCCACCGAATCGACAGACCAGCACTCAACCAGAAGCAGGGCACGGTCTGTAACAAGATTATTCATGCCACCACCCGATCTGGTGACCTTCACGAACTGATCTGGGTACACCGCGAAGCCCTGCGCCTCACCAGGTTTGGTGCTACCCACAAAGATATCCGGCCAGCCGTGATCAGCCAGCCCGTCGCGCAGCAATGCGATAGCGGCAGACAGGGCAGGCTTCGGGACGATCACTTCCACCATCAGCACTACCCGCGCTTCTCTTGCTGCATGTGCTTCAGCAGTGTGTTGTACTTCGCGTTATGCCTGGCGGCATGCACCCCAGCGGTGATAACCGTTGTACGCCAACGCCCCTGCGGACTGGACGCACCCATCTGTGAGGACACCTTGAACTCGTCTGTGCGGGCAGCCCTGTTGCAGGAGTTGGCGATCCGCTTAGCCGTCTGCTCCAGGGCACGCTGAACGCCGGGTTCTGAACGCAGCTTGCGCCAGCAACCCCACTTCCAAACGATCTGCCCGTTGACAGCCATTACTGCTCCCGAACTCCGACGAATGACCAGCGGCCCTCAGCCCACACTCCGACGAGGCGGTCCTCATCGTCCATGAGCATCAAGTTGTTAGTCACGTCTTCAGTGGCGAACCTTGCAACTGAAGGATAGAGCCACTCATCACCGCTGCTATCGACCACAAACACGATCATTAGCCGATCCTCCGCTTCAGCCGGACAACCTTGCCAGCCTTCCAGCCGTGGAAGCCGCGCGTGTAATCCCAAGGCGGGCCGTCCACTTCGTACTGACCGTCCGGCAGGTCAACAAGATCAAACCCGCCGATATCGTCAACAGCGTTGCCGTCAACATCAACCAGAACATCGGGGACGAACAACTCCAGCCACTGCATCGTGGTGCCCACTTCAGGCTCAGGAACTCCGAACTGCGTTGGCACCCACTGCGTTACACGAACCTGAAGCCCAGGCTCATCCAGGGGCGGCTCATAGGTCTTCACAACCTGGCCGTGGGCGTTCGTGTCGCCACCGGCATATCGGTGCAACCCAACCGTGTACGGCGTTGGATAGGTCACTGGAAGTAGTCAGAAGGGTTAGGGTTCACGGCCCGCGCACCCTCATCGGCTGCGGTCTGGATCGTGAACGCACCGCCAGGAGTCAACCCGCACAGGGCGCGCAGTTCAGCCTGTTCAGCTGACGTGAAGCGCGCCCTGCGCGGCTTGGTGGTGTCAATGGTCTTGCTGTGCGGTCCAGCTGTCAGCGTTGTCACTGCGCCCGATCCGGCCTCAATGGCACGGACGATAGCGCCTATCAGAATGTCCCTGGCCGCATCAGCATTAACACCAGTGAAACCGGCCTCCAGCACACAGGGGGCGAAGGTGGCAGCCCGCGCCAGCGTCCCTCTGATCAAGTCCTCTACGAGGCTCTCAGAGGCTCCTGGCGCGTACACCAGGACTTCGCTAGCTTCGATGGTTACTGCCACCTTCGCCCTCCTATGCTGTCAACCTCGTCTTACGAACCCGAAGAGGTATTCGCGCCGGTGATGCGGACGAAGCGGTTCACGTCGCGCACGGCGAAACCAACCTCAAACTCCACACGAACCGCGAACATATTCCTTTGCCACAGGTTCAGCGGAGTACCGCCATCGTTGATGGTGGCCTGGGTGGAGATATCCACCGACAGCCCCTCCACGAAGCCCCACACCGCAGTTGACCACTCACCGCCGAAACCGACAGTGCTGGGGTCACCCGACTTGTAGGCGTGCGGGGTCTTGACCACCGGGCGGGCCAGAATCTCCCGCGACACGGCACCCTGCGCGGTCACGCTGTCGATAAACAGCGGGCGGTCCTGCAAGTCCTTCGCACCCAGGGCCGCGATTTCGGCCTGAGCGGTCAGCACCCACTTCTCCACGTCCGCGCCCTCCACGCCGGTTGCGACGGTGCCGATGGCGTTGACGAAACCGTCATACACATCGGTCGCAATCGAAGCGGTGGGGGCGGCAGCGAGAGTGTCGAAGCCCGAACCAGGGCTGGACTCAAACCCCAGAACCGTCCGGTCGAACTTCTTTGCGAGAACCAGCGGCAGGCGATCCACCAGGGCGGTGTACAGAGTGCCCAGATCACGCTTGAACTGGTTGCTGAACGGAACGATCACGGCCATCGTGTAGCCCTTGATGTTCTTCGTCCCGAACGTGGGGCGGGACACCGGCTTCTCGTCGGTTTCCGAAACCCACTCAGCAGTCGGGTCACCCGTGATGATCGGCACGTCGATACCGCCACCAGGCAGCTGCACCTTCGGAACCAGAGACTGGATCACCGATGCGTGCTGGGTGTTCTGCCAGATTTCGCGCGAAACCTCTGCGGGAAGCAGAACATTCGTGGTTTCGCGGCTAACGTCCTTAGCCGTCATGGCATGGACTCCTCTCTATGAGGTCAGCCCCAATGTGGGGCAATGGTTTACAGGATTCTGCTGATCGCTTCCGCGAACTTGTCGCGGGGCGAACCTGTCAGAACTGACTCGCGCCCCTGAAGCGGGTCAGGTCGCGGTGAACGCGGACCTGAAACACTGGCGATATACTCGTCCAGCTGCCCCTTAACCACAGCCACTTGCTCTGTGATTTCCTCTTCCGTTGTGCCCGTGAGCAATCCGTGAAGGAACCCCGGCAGTTCACCAGCCAGCTTGAAGCGAAGGAGTTCAGCGTGGGCCTGCTCAGCGCGGGCATCCGCTTCATCTTTCGCCTTGCGGGCGGCTTCTGCCTCATCCAGCACACGCTGGTCTGGGGACTTCTTCTGCTCCAACTCAGCCTGAAGTTTCTCGTGACTCTCCTTGTAGGTGGAGAAGTTCGCGTCATACTCCTTAGCCTTGGCGGCGTTCGCCTTAGCTCTGGCTTCGTTCTTCCGCGCCTGCTCCTTCCACTGCTCCAACTCAGTCCGCAGTTCCTCAGCAGACTTCGGGGCAGCCTCAGCAGCTTCTGGCGTTGCGCCATCGGTCGCGCCAGGAGTAGCAGCCCCTGGCATGTTGTTGGGCGTGGGGGCGGCGTTAGCCTCTGACATTGAATCTCCTTGCGTTACGCACAGGACGGTGCCCGTTACGGGCATCCCCCAGGTAGGGGGAAGTCTTTCCCAGACAGCCGCCGCGCATCACTTCAGGAAGAACGGCAGCCGGTCTGTGAACTCGCTGACAACCTGGCGGGCAACCTTGATCACCACGTCATCCAGATCAGAGAAGTCCGGCAGGCGCTCACTGAGCGCCCTCGCCAGTTCCTCAACCAGATCAGGCAACGCCTTAGCCACTTCGCGGGCAACACGCTCCGCAATCGCAGCCGCGACAAGGCCAGCCAGTTTGTCTAGCATGCCTTCATTCTCCCCAACCGGGCGACAAACTGCCGCAAAGCAGTTGACAACCGGACAACCAGGTATTAGCGTGGGAACCACGGCAGGCAACCAGGCCAAGCCCCAAGCCCCCAGGAGGGACCATGAACACCTTTGAAACCATCCCCGTCCGTAACGTCTACGGCGCTGTTGAAACCAACGGCCTGACCGGCGGGCAGATGCAGGAACTGCTGGACACCCTGGAAGGCACCGTCTACTGGAATGACCCTCGCCTGGCCCGCGTCTTCCGGCTGCGGCTGCTGACCGATCCCGGCTTCCCCATGTACGACGTGTCGTACTGCTACGGCACCCTGAAG